GTTCGCAGTCTAGGGCGAGCTTCGCTCGCCCTAGACTGCGTCTGGCGTTGGTTTGGGCGCGCGACAGAGGTCGCAAGCTGCCCATGATTGAGAGACTAGATTGATACTCCGATTCTACGGACACCCCCGCAAGCGGGGACCCCCGTCCTTGCCGCGCTAGCGCGCGTGACAAGTAGCGGAGCGTTAGCGCCTCCGGCGCTGTAAAGAGTTGATTTGGTTTTTTAGCAAAAGCGTTGCGCTTTTGCAACGAAAAGCAAGGTTTTTTTGAGAACATTTTAGCAACCTGTTCTTTTGCGATACCTAGTAAGCGAGGTTTGAGTTGGCCCTGTACGGGCCGTTTTGAGGCGTCTGTGGCGATCCGTTTTTTTGCGCCGTTTTGCCTGTTGCCCGCGCGCGCGGAGCGAATGCGAAGCATGCACGGGCGGAGGCGTGGGCGCTTGAAGGATCGAAAGACGGAAGAGAAGGAAGCGGGGGACGTTGTCCCCCGAACCCCCAACTCAGGGGAGACCCCCGAGACCCCCCGTGGTTTTTTGGTGGTAAGTTTTGAGTCCTCTCTACTCATCTGACGAGCGATTGCGTCGGGACGCAGGCGTTCCAGCTTCCCAGCTACGAGCGATGGAGAGAGAGGAGTTTCCGAGGAGTGCGGCGAACGGGTTCGCCTTGAGGATGCTTGTGGATGTGGTTTCGCCAATCCGACAATTCCCAATGGGCGGGATCGTAAAAATTCCAATCTCCGCCCCATGTGATTTCTATGCCGCGACGGTCGGCCACGTCTTTACCGACTTTGCCGAGCCAAGCCCATTCGTTCGGCGTCATGTCCCAATGATAGGCACAATGAACGACATCGACGGCGGCGCCTTGGCAGTGCGGCGCGCGAGGCCAGCTAGCGCGAGAGCGCCCAGCGGCCTTGAGACCGTCTTGAGTGGCTTTGGTGCGAAACGCACCGTGGACGTAGAGAGGTATTCCGACCGAGCGTGCCGCTTCGATGTAGTAGGCGGCAAATTCTTTGATCTCGGCGCGGGTTGCGTACCAGTTAGCGCGATCATGCTGGCGAAGCGTGCTTTCCGCAGTCATGAGATGCGGTGCGGCGAGACGGCGAGGCGCATGAGACACAAGCCCCTCGGGAAGGCGGTTGAAGAAGCGGTCAGTTGTCGTCATGCCTGCGGATTGTTCATCCTTGGCAATGTTACTCACCTCGCGCCATGGTTTGCCCTGCGTCAGGGCTTGAAACCAGCGGGTCATCCGTTTCATGTTTTTGGCCTTTCAAGATTGCTTGCGCTAGTCCCCCAAGGAATTCCTTGGGGGATAGCGGTTGCCAGTCTGGCGGAAGCGGTCGTTTACGCTCCGCCATCAGCTGCCGGTTCCGATGCCGGTTCCGGTGCCGGTTCGGGTACCGATTCGGGCTCCGGAGGCTTTTCGCGAGCTTTGCGCTCACGTTCAAGTGCCTCACGTTCAGCACGAAGAGCGCGCCGCGTGTGCATTTGATCAAGAGCCAGCTGACGGACAGCCTTACGGACTTCCAGAACAGACCCGCTTTCCATCGGTTGTCTGTCAATGTTGGTGAAAATTTCACCGTGCTCCGTCAGAGGAGTGAGCGTCGGTTCATAAATAAACACGCGAGCTCCTTTGGGCGCTTGAAACGACACGTTGATGAGAGGAGTGTTCATTTCCGCGCGAATATCCGTGCCGACGCCCGCGAGTATTTCATAGCCTTCGACCGCGACAAAGACAGCTGTGTCTTTGCTGCACATGACGTGCACTTTGCCCGACGTGATTTCGTACGTCTTGAGCGGGTCGACTTCCTGCCATTTGAATAGATCAATTTTCATTCCCTTACCTTTCGTTTGAGTTTACGCCTGACTGATAGCGTCGTAATCGTCGTTATTCTCGTTCAGAATATCGCCGAATTGGGTCAGGCCGACGATGCGAACATCGTGACGGGCCGTGATTTCGAAGGCATCCCCGAGCGTGTCGGAGAAAACATCATGCGGGAAATCCGCAGGGCAGAGATAATGCGTGTCCGAAAACACCGGGTCGATAATTTCGTGATGCCAAATAGCTGCGCGTGCTTCCCGGAAGGTTGACGCAGCGGTTGCCTGATAAAACTGCCCGCCGAGGCGTGTGAAATTCCGGTTCCATTTGTCGTTCATGGGTTCATACCCATACACGCCGTCCGGTGAAGTATGCAGAGCGTCGAGACGTCCGTTGGTGACAATATCGACCGGCTCAATTCTCTGAACATCGCGAAGCGCGTCAGGGAATTGGCTCGGCGACGTAAGCTCAATCCACGGGTCGGATTGTCTTTCCTCAAAACGCTCAGGAACAACCTCTACAGTGATGATCACCACGCCGCCCACTTCTTGCATGGGAATATTCAACGACAGCTGGGCGGACGTGAGGCCTTCTGACAACGACTGATCGAGATTGGTCGCGTCTGTGGCGTGGCGCTCGACAAAGCCGAACGGCACCCGCTTGCTATCAAGTAGCCAAGGGCGATTGAGATGATCCGACGGGACCGAAAGACCTTGCATCAATTCAGCAATAATTGCGTCGTCGTTGTCAAAGCCGGTTGCATCATTGCCAGCATACGCAGCACGCAGCTTGGCGAAGGACTGAGTTACACGGGCTTTGTCAATGTCAGCAAGGCTAGTGCCGATCGTCTGTTGCGCCATTTCGGCGAACACAAGCTCGACACTCGTGGTTCCTCCCGGCAAATTGGTATCTTGCCGAGCAAACAGGTCCCGATAGTTAGCGCTAACGTTGTTGGCGGGATCGCCGAATTGTCCAACGTCGCCATCATGAGTGCTGACAGCGACCGCGCTTCCAGACGACGTTCCGCCCATATAGAAGCCTTCGACGGGAATTTGGCCTGCGGTCACGTCAAGGTCGAGATTGCCGACAACGAGAGCGCGCTCATAATCTGGCACCACGCGAGAGAACCGCGAGGACGGCCAGAACGCACGCGCAAGGGTTGCGGCAGTCGTGAAGTCCTCCGACCAATAATCACGACGGGTTAGCCTAGACGAATGCGCGGCGAGGCGAAAGTTGTAGATGACGTTGTAGGCGTCGATGAGATCGAGATTGATTTGTTTAGTCCCAACAGTGTGGAGACCGAGCGCGTTGTACACCTCGCTATTTTCAATGTTGCCGTTGCTTCCGGCCACGGTCGTGAAGAATGCGGGAGGCGTGCGATCCGCAGCGCCTAGCGACTTGATATCCTCTCCTTGGTACGAGTTTAGAAATTCATCGTATCCGGGGAACTGCGGGTGCGCGGTTTTAGGTACGAACCACGCTTGGACGTTGAGCGTGCACCCGTTGACCAAAGGTTTGGGCATCGGAGCAAGATTGACGTCACAAGCAAAGCGGCCGGCAACACTTTCGCCCCGAAGAACGGGGAAGAACGAAACCGGCACGACTTTTCCCGCCCGTCCTGAAGTCATGACGGCGGCCGTGTCGTTGCGGGTTGTCCGATTGAACTGGACGGGTGCGGAGTTTTGACGAGCCATTGGCTACGTTCCTTTCAATAACGAGGTGAGTTTGGATGCAGAAGCATCGGGGGAGATTTGACGGAAACGTTGCCGTTCCGTCTAGGTAGATTGCGGTTGGCCCAACCGTCAATCCATTTCAGCGCATCCACCGCATGCGGGTGGATAGCTTCGCGCAGAGGTGCGGTCACTTCCATATTTTTGCGACCGACGTACTGAAGCGCTTTGGCTCCATCGGAGGCTATTTGGAAAGGTTCACTTTCGAAAGCCTCCTCTGAAATGCCATACAGCGAATACCCGTCGGGTGTTCGCACGACGTTAGTGGCGGCGATATTTTGTTCGGCCTTCACTTCTTGAGGCCGATCATCGTACCGCGGCGTTTCTGCGTCTTGAATAGGCAGCAAGTGCGCCGGGCTGTACTGTTCATAATAGCCCGGAGCGAGACGATCAGGCCTCGCTTGTGGTCGAGTACCGCCAGTAGGTCGATGGAGTCGCGGCCCGTCGACAACGGGCGCGGTATGAGTAACGCGATCAGCAGACATAGACAGCTTGGGCACCCTAGCTGACGACGGTTGGGTGCTAACGCGATGAACAGCGGGCCGAAAAGGCCCGCTTTTTGCCCAGCCGGACGAGGCAATCGCCGCGTCCTCTACCATGCGTTCGCTCATTTCGCGATTGAACCGATCCGACACGCGGTCATGCTCTTTGGTGCGAGTGAAGGCTTCGCCGACACCTGTCAGACCGTCAACAAGGTAGTCAATGGACGCCAGAGGCGGAGCCGACGACGGATAGGCACCAGCGCCGTAACCGGCGCCGCCTGTTGCTTGAAGGGCGGTGAGCGGGTTGAACCCGCCTTTTGTCGCCGCTTTGCGCAGATCGACGAACTTGTTCCTCGCATCTTTTTTCGCTTGGCGGCGCGCCTTCTGCGCCGCTTTATTGGCCATGAAGCCTCCGAGCAGTTTGGACCCGGCGGAGATAAGGGCTCCGATCACTTTTTGAGCCTCCGGTTGGCGTGGCTAAGAACAAGGTCGATGACGACCAGTCCAGTAGCTACAATAGCTTCTTCGATGATGGCGGAATTTGCTTGGGTTGCCCCGAGCGCGAGAACGGCTCCGGCTCCGAGAGAGCCAAGCCGACGCGCGACGGGTTGCAAAACTTCCGTAAGAAGTTTGTTCATGGGTTTTTGCCTCATTTCTTGCACCATGGAACGAAAGCGCGGGAATTGCCCGCGCCCCTATTGTCAGTCGGTTTCTTTTTGCAGTTGGTTTCCTCCTTTTGTTTGAATTGCACTTCGTCGCGCTTGGTTTGCTCGCGCAGCCGCGCGTCGATTGGTTGCGTAGACAGAACGGGTTTCGGCTGGTTGTAGCGATTTGGATCGCGTACGACTTTGGGTTGTTCGTCCCTCATTCGTTGTTGAGGTCCTTGCAGCTTGACCGCGTGACGACGTCGTTTCCAATTTGGAACTCGCGCCTGCGGATTGTCCAAGTGCTGCGCCAGCGCCTTGGGGCTTAGCGGAAGCGACGGTATGTTCAAGCTGGGAAGCGGCACCGATGGAATTTGCGGCAAACTCGGTTGCAGCTCCTTTTTGCGACGCTCGGTGCGAGACCGAGCGTCGCGTCCCCCTGCCCCTTTTCTTTTGCGTCGTGCCATTGGCCCAACCTTTCCTGATCCGATCCCAGTCTAGAAATAGATCAAGATTTGGGTCCGTGTCAAAAAGAACTTTTTGAACAGCTCGATCCGAGGGCCGCTTGGACAGCGTTTCCTCTAAAATCAGTCTGGTTATTTCCTCAGGCGGGAGAGAGTAGAACGCCGCTTCGTGTCTGTCCAAGGCATTCTGATCGAATTGCTTGACGATCCACTGCGAAAGGTGGCGAGGGTCAACCGTGGAGCCTTGCGCCGCGTATCCCGCCAGAATGTCGGCGAGATAATTTCAGCGAGTGGTCTTGCTCATGAGATATTCGCGTCCCTTGTAGCCCCCCGGTGGATGGTAGGTGAATGTTGAGGGCATGACGCCCGCTTCCACGTTAGCCATGGCTTTTCTGTGAAACCATTCGCCGCCTAGAGGCGGCTTTTTGCTCATGGTGAGCCAATGCGACCCGAGGTCCTGCTTGAGCACGTACTTCGTAACGTAGCGGACGGTTCTCGGGTCTATGTTGTGATCACAAAAAATATGGCCATGGGGCCACCATGGCGCGTGAAAATTCTCCTGTTGAGGCATCTCGGGCGGGGGAGCGGTGAAGAACAGGATCGCATGAAAATGCGCCCTGCCCTTCTTTTCCCCGTACTCCCCAACACCGAGATACCTTAGTGGATGGCCTCTGAAACGAAGTGAGCGAATGGCAGCTTGGAAATGTTTAGGCGTGATCACCTTATCGGCAAGATCATCGCGCGGAGCGTAGGTAAGAGTAATCGTGCAAGTGTGATAGGCAGTTGACGCCTCGCAGAGCGAGCGGCCCTCGTAATCAGACACGCGGTTGGACCGGCATTGCCAGCACTGTTTGCACGGAATGTTGATCTCTTCCCAGCCGGGACCCTTGCGAATTGGTAACTTGCCGGGAGTGACGCACATAAGCTGTTCCATTTTCTCACGCTTTCGTTTGAGACCACCACGGGGATATACCATCAAGAATGTATCTCCCGCCGCCGCCAATTTCATTGGCGGCGGCGG